TCTGCTTTTGTATCTACATCCTCTGGGTTTGTTTTACTTAGAGGTAGTGTAGGTAAAGTTCTTATTAACTGGCTACAGTGATTAAATATTCTAAGTCTAGGTTCTCCCATGTCGTTCTTACCTAAACGTTTATGCATCTCTATCTTACCTGCCAGTCTGTCTCTATTAGAAGCCATCCATCTTAGGTTAAACCTATTCATGGACTCTGCTATACTTAAACCATGTCCTGTTCTACTAAAACATGATTCGTCTAATACTGCTGTTTGCATAGTAGGATCATCATACTCTAGTTCCATAATCCTTTCTGCTAACCCTTCTCCTGTGTAGCCTTTTCCGTAAAGCTCTCTATATATCCATAGGTTACCATCATAATCGACAGCACCCCATAAAACACAAGAAGGACTAGAGTAACCATAGTCTGCAGCCCTAATACGAGCCCAAGACCTAGGAATCTCAAAGGGGTCAACAACATGTACTGAACGATCAAACTCAGCAAACGCTGCACCATCTGTAACATCCCAGTCTCCTTCTAATAATCTTCTTCTCTCTACTTCTGGTAGAGAATACAACATAGCCTCATATTCCCCTGAAGCTATAAGGTAGGGGTTATCCGTTAGTCTTGCAGGGATGAATCTTCTTTGGAAGAGGGGCTTTCCTGCTTTTTCTTGGGCTGAGGCTCCGTATCTGAGGATAGTACCTGATTCAACATCTTTAGCCCAAAAAGGCGTATTTGGCTCGGCAGCATCAATATACATCTTTTTAACCCACCAACCGCCCATTCCGCCTGGGTTAGCTGTGCAACGCATGTACGGTACAATGCTTTGATCCGTTGTACGGAGTCTTGAACGAAGGTACTCCCATACGTAAGGAGTTGGGTAATGCGTGATTTCATCGATTGCAATCCAGTTAAAACTTTGTCCTTGATATCTTGTAACATCTGTGTCTCTATCTAAATATGAAAATAAAATCGTAGCCCCTGATGGGAATACCCAAGTCGATTTACTTTCTCTAAATATAGCTTCTGGGAAAGCCTTCTTATATAATTGCCTACTTTTGTCTATAAGCTCTGTTAGTTCGCCCAATGTCCTTCTAAGAAGCAATCCTCTATGATTAGGATTGTGGGCATATCTTAATGCATCTGCAAGTAGGGCATATGATTTACCTCCACCTGCTGCACCACCATAAAGAACATCACGTTCAGGTGCTGCTAGGAACTCCATCTGAGGACCTGGATTCGGTTTGAACGCAACTTCCTGTTCCGCAACAAACTCTTGAAACGCAGTCGGTGCATCCGCAAGCACATCTTCCGTTATCGCAGCCTTTCCCTCTATCGCCTTGTCGAGATGTTTGAACTTCTGTATCTTTTCTTTCTTTAATTGTTTCTGCCTCGATAGTTGGTTCTTATGTTTCTTAATCTTCTTGTCTCTATACCGCAACTGGGCTAGAGCAGCTCTACGAGCCTTTTCCTTAGCTGATAATCTATATCGACCTTTCTCTCCTTCTTTGAGTTTAGGTCTTCCTTTCTTAGGTGTTTCCAAGTACTTCAGCCTCTACATCTGATAGTTCTAACTCTTCTGCTTTTTTTGCAGGTAACAAAACAACAGCATGTACATGTTTGTTTTCTGTTACTACTTCTTGTCGTTTAGATATACCACATCTATCAAGTATGTCAGTTGCTGCTTCAAACCTAAGTTTCTGTCTAGCTATTGGTTCTTCTGTGTTTCCTGATAAAGCATCCTTTATCTGTCCTACTGCATTGGCTGTTGTCGTTGCTAACAATCCTTTTGCTCTGTCTATAATGTGAGGTCGCATAGCTTTCGATACTGAAGACCTTGAGGACTCCGAATAGCCTGCTTGCAATAGACTTTGGGTTATGTTCCCAAAGGTTTTTTCTCCTTCCGCAAAGTATGCGTCAAGAAAATTCTGTTGTTTTTCTGTTAATTCTTGTGATTTTTTACGTTGTGGTGTTAACATTTTATCTGTTTAATAAGTACTCTATGCCTCTGTACAAGCCACGCCTGTAGCTTACTTTGGCTTTTGTTTTATTAATAATATACTCTGTACCCCTATATCTTTTCTGCAAACCTTTTCTAAGATTGATTATAGGGTACTTAATGACTTTCATATTTGTTCTATGTATTCTTTCCATCAGCACTTCCACCTTCTTCTAGCTTGCCTAATACGTGAATTAGGATTGTTTCTTGTTTTAGCAGAACTTCTTTTAAGTTGTCCTAATGATCTTGCACAGTAAGACTTACGTCTTTTTGCTGCTTTACTGCCTTTCTTTACTTTACCAGTTACGGCTGTCTTTAGTTTAGAACCAGGGTTTGCCTTTCTGTAGGCTTTTACACCCTTAGCTGTCATACCTGCTCCAGACTTAGTAGGTCGGTAATTAGCACCCTTACCTTTCGTAGTTTTAGGTATGGGCTTGGCTTTCTTCCTAGCCATTATTTTGTTCCCATAGGTTTCCTTGGGTTAGGCATGTTAGCATGTCCACCATACTTCTTACCTTCAGACGCATAGTTTTTCATTTTGCCACCGTAAGACATAGCTTTTCTAGTTTTACATACATTACCGCCACCTTTTAAGTCTACGCCTCTACCCATAAGGACATCTTTTCTAGTTATTTTACCATCACCACTTAGGTCAGGAAAACCACCATCTTTCATATTCCTTTTCATCTTACCACCATACATGGCTTTCTTAGCTGTTTTGGCTGCTCTGGTAAAGTTAGCTTCAGTAGGTGCACCTTTGTCACCTTTCTTTCTCATCTTCTCACCAGAACCTGCTTTGATTCTTGCACGTTTTTTATGTATATTTTCGTATAATGACATTACATTTTAACCTTTCTTGGGTAGATTCCACCACCGTATTTCTTATTCATGGATGCGTAGATTTTACCTCCGCCCTTTTTGTTTTTTGGCAATGGTTGGTAATTCTTCTTTCCTTTTATTCGTGATATGCCTTGTTCAAGGTCTCTTTGACTTGCTCCTGCTCTTCGTTCTGCCATCGTTTCCTCATTCATAAAGCCGTCATAATCACGAGGAACACCATACATGGGAAAGTCATTTTTTTTTGTTTTAGGTTTATCTTGTTGTGTTTTTGCCATTAATATAGCAAGTTTTTGTTCTAACTCTTTTATTCGATCTTTATCAGATTCAGATTTTATGTCTTCTTTAAGTTTTTTTATCTTTCTAGACGCAACACCTGATTTACCTGGTTTGTATTTTGCCACTGTTTATCTCCTTAATTAGTAAATGCCTACAGAAGGGTAAAGAGAGGTAGAGAAAAACGTTGCATCTTCCTATGGCTTGCAAGCTCTTGATGGGTTACATATACTACCTCTCACGGTAACCCCCTTCATGTACCCTATTATAGAACTAATGTTGCATTTTGTCAACACAAAAAAAAATTTTACTACTTGACAGAATGGATATTTGCATGTATACTGGGGTTAACCCCCCAGGGTTAATACTATATATAGGTAGGCTTTTAATCTCCCCCTGTTTCTGACTGGGGGTTTTTTTTGTTTCCTATATAAAGGTAGGCAAAACTTATTGCGACTCATTCTCAAGTGATTGAAAATTAATAAAAATCTGGCATCTGTGTATACGTAGGTGTGGGTGGGGGGTAGTGTCGCTTGCGTACCCCAAATGGCAGAAGACTGCCACTCTGAGGGTGCTGATTTTTCCTTAATTATCTTATATGTCCACTTTCTTTAAACCTTTAAACAATCCCATTTCTTAAACCAGTTAAACAATAACATTTATAAACATATATTAACCTTCAATAGTTCGTTTCGTGTGTCATGTGTGTGTGTAAACTATAGCTGACAATTTGATTTGTTTTTTTATGGGTCATTCGAGAGGGGGTGGGCGTGTCCTTTTTAACTGCAATAAAGGGGGTACTGGGCATAACTTCTTATAAGTTCAATAAGTTAAGGATTATTCAAGGCAAAGAAAAACCCCCCTCAAATTAATGAAGGGGGCTGAGGGAAAGTAGGCAATTAATTGTTTAAATAATCGTTTAAGCCTTTAAGCATTAACTTGTGTGAAGTTTGCCTACTGGCGGAAGTGTAATTAATAACCCTGTTAAATGGTTTATCACAATCAGAAGAAAGCAAGCCATTTTCTTTTGCTATTGTATACTTTTTATTCTTATACCGTAAGCTGTCTTGTATTCTTAGCAACTGGTCTTTCTCTTCGTCTGTGAAATACTCAAAATCATTACCGCTTTCAATAGCACCATAAACCGCAAGTAATTCTTTAACGGTCATGTCCTCTATTTTTCTTCTATTATGCTTATCACAATAAGCAAAGGCAGAATGAAAGCATTTAATCGCATAATCAAGATTAAAACACCTTGTCGGTGCTATGCCCAAGTTCCTGTAAAGGTATCTTGCGAATAATGAATCAGTGTAGTTGTCGTTTTCGTCTCTATTAAATTTTACCATGTTTTTTTCCTGTAATTGATTATGAATTTAAGTTACTTTGATTTGTTCAGTAGGTCAAGAAAAAACCCCCCTTAAATTAATAAGAGGGGCTAGGGGAGGGATTCCGAAAGTAGGCATATATTAATCGTGTTTTATTCCTGTTAAGTTATCAATCATAAAATCAGTTTTAGCCTTGATACTTTCCAAGTCTTCAATGGCACTTTTTAAGGTGCTGTGATTTTCCATGATTGATTTACCTATACATTGTAGGCGGTTTTGAATTGTCATTGTATATAATTTTAATTCGTTTTGTTGTTCTAATGTCATAATCTATCCTTGTTTTTTTTGTTAAAAGATTAACCCCAACAAGGCTATACCTAAAATTACTAGTACAGCCTTGTAAATGCCTGAGATTAGCTCATACATAATTAACTAGCCAATTCAGTGAATAAAGGACTAGCAATAGCCTTTAACACTCTTCCTTCTCTTCTCAATCTAGTTTCATGAACCTTACCTTTTTTCTGGTGCATAGTTTTTATTTGTCCCTCTTCATTCTCATAACTATCAAGATTAGTTCCTGCATGGGTCGACCAGTTCGTCAAGGCGTTGTAAAGGGTGTATAAATTTCTATCCATACCAGTCTTCAATTCCTCTTCCCATTTATGAATAAGAAAACCAAGTTCTTTTTGATTATAGCGTTTTGTTATGTCCTCATCATGGTCGATGGTTTTTTGTAGGCTATTAATATCGGATAATTTTTTCTTACAAAGAACCTCTTTAAAAAATAAGATTACCTGTTCATCAGTAATTTTTGTATTTAACCAAGTTCTAAAAATATCAGATTGAGTTGTAAAATTAGCAACAGCGTTTTTAATCTTGCTCACCTCTTCTTTATAATCGAAGCCTGAAGTGTGTTTTTTCATAGTGTAATATTGTCTTTCGCCACCGAAGACCATTGAGTTCCTGCAATAGTCACGATAAGCACCAGTAAAGACTTGAAATTTCCATGATGAATTTGTTGAGTTTAATACATCAATCCTCATACACAATTCACCAGTTCCCTCAATATCTACGGTATGATCAAGAAGGTGGATTGTTCGGATTGCCTTAGTATCCTCTTCATATGTTCGGTCTTCAATGTGGACTCTTGCGGTTGATATATCCTCACATTCTACTAATTGGGTTGTTACCTCTTCAAATAGTGGTAAATGGTCGACCAGTTTATAATCTTTACTTGGTAGGCTAACAAAAGAGAATTTTTCTTTGCTTTCATCATCTCTAAAAATACCCTTCCTTCCCTTTACCTCTTCAAATCTTTTAAGGTAGGGATTGAAAGAGAACACGGCACCTTCTGAAAATTTACTCTTAAAGATTGAATGGTCATTTATATCGGAATGCATCCTAAATTGTGAGTCCCAATCAGTCCTCAAAATCTCTTGCGAGCTTTCTTGGTTGGGGTTGTGAAGGTCAACTTCTGTTGTCCCATGTTGTGGGGTTGGGTTTGTGAAGTCCTCTATATCTGTTTGAACTGGATTTATTAAGTTATTTAAATTTATCATTTTTTTTTTCCTTATAATAAGAGAGAAAACCCCTCTTTTCTAAAATCATATTGGGGGTGTTCGTTTTCTTAGTCAAGCATTAATGTTTAAAAAATCCAATTATTGTTTTTCTTTTGTTATGTGAACAAAGTTTACAATCTAAGCATTTTATCCCTTGGGTTTGTTCTGGGCATATTGTTATCTTTTTTCCTTGTGGTGTTTTTAAGTCCGAAGGATTAACTGACAATTTTTCAAATTGCGTTTTCGTAAATGGTAAAACAACAGTTGTAGGGATTTTGGTATCTGACAAAATGTCGGCTTGTTCAAGTGTGTCTGCTGACAAATTAACAGTAAAACCTTTATTATTTGCATATCTAATTAAATTAAGATTATGTTCTGACAATTTTCTTTTTTTACCTGATGTTGTTGTGTGGTGGTGTGTGTAACAAATAACCTTACCGCCCCTATTTGCTTTTACAAGTTGTTTTAGTTTCTTAGCATCAATTTTGTTTTTCTTAGCTACCAAGTCACCGACAACATTATGTCGCCATAAACCTTCACGATTATGTTTTCTAAAGTAGGAAATTTGTTTCACAAATTCTGACCAGTTGTCATTGTTATCTTCACTATAACGATTCCAATGTAAACGAATGGGGAAGTTATCCCCATAACAACCATTGTTTTTTAATGTACAAGAAGCAGGGCAAGTTTGTCTCGGACTGTAAGAAGTAGGCATCGCACCTACTTTTTTTGATTGTGTATTTGTTACGAATTTATATGTCATTATTTTTTTCTCCTACCCTCTTCTTATATTAGTTATAAAACCTTGTCAATAATATTTTTTATTTTTTTCTTCTGCTTTCTCAAGTAAGAATTCCCTTTTCTCTTCATCAGTCATATTGTAGTTACGAAAAACATCTTCAAGTGTGCTTTCTATACCTAAGAAGCCAAGCAGTTCTTCATTAGTATATGCTGACAAAGGCTTTTCATTTTTAGGGTCAAATGACATTTTTTTTACCTGACAAAATAGCGTCTTGTGTGTACATGTTACCG